CTATCTTTCTATCAAACTGATTTACAATAAATCCAATAATAACTAATATAATAAAAATTGTCATTGGCCAAAATTGCATTGCCAATCCTAATATAAAATCAATCATTATTGTTTTCCTCTTCTTGTTTTACTGCATCTTCATAATAAACAATAATTTCAATTTGTTGATTAATATATCTACGTAACTCAGCTATATTTAAAGCAAGATTTTCATAATCTTGCATACTTATAACGACGAATGCTACTTCCCCATATTGCTTTTCATATTGTTTTGCTAAATCAACAGAACTAGGTAATTGTGGAGTTAAACTTGGCCCACTTGAAGTATCTTCTCCTATATCATCTATATCACTTTCCTGTATATTTTTATTTTTAGTGTACTTAGAAAAGTTTTCTATATGTTGATTATGTTTTGTAGGATCGTTACGTTTAAATACGCCGGTAAAAACAGTTGATGTTGTTTGTTCTAATTTGTGCTTATCTCTGTATTCATCAATAGACATACCATATTTCGTTTCAAACGCACTTCTAATCGCTTGAGGATTTCTAAAATCTTTACCTATATAGCCTGATTTAAATTCATGCCAGTTACCATGTGCATCAAAATTACCACCTAAATTCTGTGCTGTTTGAGCATCGAACATACCATCAAAGCCAATAATTTCCGGATTGTCTTTATCATCAGACACTCTTAAACTTCCCGGTAGTTTTCCCATACGCATAGCATCTATACGAGCAACGTCTTGTTGCGACATACCCGTAGGCAAAGTACCTGTATATGTTAAACGATTGTTGGGACGAGATATATTTTGCCCCTGTATCTTAAACATTGCACCTTTAGTATCTAGGTTTTCTTTGTGAATTTTATTTGATAGGTATGCCATACCCGCACCTGCAAGAGGTAATCCTAACATACCCATTGAATACCCTGCTACACCTAGTATCTTTCCTTTAGGAGATTTTGCATACTCCTTAGAGAATTTTTTAAATTCTTTTGAATCTACGTTTTCAGGCAAACCTAGAGCACCACGCACTGTTTTAGGAACAGCAGTGCCTATGGTAGATCCTATCGTGCCGGCTATGGATGCAGCAGCAGATGCAAGAAGATTCCCTATCCCTGTATCACTCTTATCTTCCGATTGGATTTCTGTCATTTTATATTTTGATAAATATTCATTGGCGACATCTTGTGAAAAATCAAAATCTTTCTGTTCAAAGTTTTGATAGATAGGTTCTTTCCCCTCTATCATACTTGCTTGTATGTCAACAGTAGGTTTCTTTTCCTCTTCGTCTTCATCAATCGGCACAGTTGTTTGAATACCTGTACCCAATGTTTGATTGTAGAAATCAACCATCTGTGATTGGTATTGATCAGGAGTAATTGTTCCTTTTGGCACAGCTCCACCTTCTTGAAATCCGTGATGTTGTTTTAATAATTTATACAGTTCAACAAAATTTTGTTTATCTTTCAATGATAAGTTTTGAACTTCACCAGACTCTAGCATTTTTGTCATTTTATCAAACGTAAGTTTACGTTCTTCTCTTAAATTAGAAACACCTTCATCTAATTTTTTTACTGATGTATCGTCAACCATTTTTTATCACTGCCTCATAGTTATTCTTGAGTTTGAGTAGGCTCTCCAGTAAAACCAGTTTCCCCTGCACTTGGCGAAGTTCCGACTCCGATTGTGCCATTACCACGCCCTGAATCATCAGTTCCTTGAGTTCCTTCAGGTACTCCTCCAGTAGGGGCCATTCCTTGTTGTTGATTAGGGGGGCTAGTTTGCGGGCTTGATCCTTGTTGAGCATTTGCCATTAATCCTTGTAACATTTTTGCGTATAGTTGTGCTTCGTTAGCATCGTTCACCAAACTATCGGGATCGATATCTTGTGCGATTGCCAACTCCTTCATTAAATTAGGTATCTTTATAAACGGTGCTAACATTGGGTTAGATACCGTTTGTAATAGAGATATTAAACGTTGTGTTCGTACTTCTTTTTGCATCACAGCAGAAACACCTCGTGGTTTAATTTCTAAGTCTCCGGTTACATCTTCTACTTTTTCATTGAATTGCATATTCCACTGAAAGTAAGATTCACCGAGTGGTTTTAATAGGTGGTCATCTATATTTTTTATGACCGTTTTCATAGCTAAACCTGCTGATCCCATCAGCATAGATAGTCCTGCAGCAGTTCGTCCCGTGCCTGAAACACCGGTTTGTCCGTGCATAATCGATGGAATACCTGTATCTTCATCTGCTAGTTGTCTAGCGAGTTGATACATCTGTATGTTTTCTGGTGCTGTATTCGGAAACTTTAGTCCGTTGATTGCCGTACCAGTTACACCTGATTGTCTCCTAAATATTTTACCCGGAAAGATATCCATGTTTTGTCCGGGAACTAAACTCGCTTCGTCCACATCAAATACCAAGTTACCTGCTAAGGCTAAATTATCGATAGCCATACGATAGTGGCCATTCATCAACTTCTGTGAGTATTCCATATTCTCTGCAACACCTACACCCCATAGTTGGTATGGATTGATTTCAAATGGAAACGCTTGGTATGGTATTCGTGCAGGAACAAATGGATTTAGGACACAACGTAAAACTTCATTTCCACATACCCACGCATTTATCTGTACCTGATCGAAACCTGATATTTCTCCGTTGAGTTGCAAACCAACTTCTTTTGCAAACTTTGTATCGAGGATACCCCAATACTCTAGGACTTCATATCGACTCTCTTGATAGTATGATTCTGTTTCATCTTCACGAATGGTATCTTCGTAATATTTATCTGTGTAATTAGGCCCAGTTGCAATGATATTTTCGATTGCTATTCTATCGAAATGTGGACGCATAATTAACGAACGCAACTGTTGTCTGTTCATCCTATGTCGTTCGATGACATACTCACAGTCTTCTATCTTTGCTGCAGCAGGATCGGGATGAAAATCCCACACAGAAACAGACTCGATACGTGGAACCATCTTTTCATACGGATCGTATGTTCGTTCTCCGTTATCATCTTTCTTCCAGTTGTGGATACGTTTGTAAAAATTAAACGGCCCTTTTACAATTCCCGTACCAACCAACGCAGATTCAAAGATGGATTTTCTGAGTACATTGACAGCATTGGTATCTAGGAGTTGATCGTGAATACACTCCTCCATTCGTCGAGCCATTTCTTTTGCCGGTTCGACTTGGGGTTCACCGATTTTTGCTTTTCCCTCTTTTAGAACATCTCCGAACTCTTTTCCGTATGTACCTAAGTTTGGTTGTTCTGCTGACATTGCACCGGGCATTAACTCTCTACCATCACCCGGAAATCCATACGGATCTTGTTTCATTTGGTCGAGAGGTGTTTCCATGTGGGCAAATTCAGCGATACCTTCTGGCATCGGAGTTGATTCTACTACCAATGGAAATTTCTTATTGGCAAACAAGATATCTGTTATCTGTCCGTATGCAGCCAAAACCTTTGTTTTTGTTGTGCGTATAAAAACTTTGGATCGTTCAGAACTACGATATTCTGTCGTGGAATCTGTAACTCCACGAAAGTTTTTGTAGGCTTGTAGCCAACGCTGTTCATAGATGTATCTCCCCTTTTCAGCACTATCGAACTTCTCCCTTATATATCCGGGAAGTCCGGGCATATCGCCTTTAGGGTCAACTACCGGAACAGCATCTTCTGAATCCGGCTGCAAAAAATCTTCGGACATTTCTAGTAATCTCTTTGTTCAGCCAATGTATTGAATGATGCTTCTACAGTTGGTTTAGTTTGTTTTTTAGGCATATCTTCTGTATACACATTACTCTTCATTCGTGTATCAAATTCTAAGCCTTCACGGTATAGTTTATCTGCACCCATCTGATCATCTACTGATGTCTTGTCTGAGTTCATAATATATCCCGCACCAAAGTTGTAGTTACTACCTTGTGGCATTTTCTTCTCCTGTTAGTGGTTGTTGATTCATTTGCAGATCCATGTCTGCATCCTCTGTAGCTACTCTTTCCATATCAGAAAATTCTCTAGCTACTCTCTGCTTTCGCAAAAATCCTTCACTTAAATCTTGATCGTACATTGATTGTTGTGTGTCTACATCTCTTTTTATTTGATCTTCTTGTCTCTGTCTCATCACATTTGCTAACACTTTATCTCTATCTGTAACAAACCCTCTATCTTTATCTTCAACTCTCGTTTCTCGTAATCGTATAGCATCTTGAATATCGCTATATGTTGCTAAAGGTAATAACTCTGAAGCTGCTGCTAAACCACCTCCAATCGTTGCTACACCTTTATCAAATCCTTTTTCTTCTAATGCTGCTTTTGCTTCTTTACCACTCGAAACCATCTGTGCTGCTAGAGCTGTAGGAAGAACATATTTAGCACCGGGTATCTTTCTGATAATCTTTTTACCTTTTTCTACCACTTCTTCATATAGATTTTCATCGATACCATATCGAGATAATAATCCTTGTTTTTTTAAAGTTGAAAATAATTCTGGTTGATCTACTATGTCATCAATAATAGCTTGATCTGCTGCTTCTTGTGCTAACTTAGCACTTTCACTTTTAAGTCTATCTTTTATACTGTCTCGTAATAATTTTGCTCTTTCTTGTTCTTCAATGAGTTTTTCGTTTGTTATAGTTCCAGCTAATTTTTTGGCTTGAAGTTCTTGTTGCATTTCCTCAATGGAAATGTCTGTCTGTAGAGTCTCTTTAATTAATTGCTTATTTACTAACTCTTCTCTCAGTTCTATTTTTCCTAAGTCTTCGGCAGTTAGGGGTTTTGGTTCTGGTATATCGAGTATACGTCCACCTGCCTTTGGATCAACTATAGGTATTTTAATTGCATCTTTTCCTGTTAATCTAGGTATATTCAACCTAAAACTAGTTGATAATTCATTTACATTATTCAGATTTAAAGTTTTAGCATATGTATTCTGTAGTGCTTTAAGTGCTAATCTTGGGCCTGATTCTAAATTTTCTTTATAAACAGGAGACAAATAAAACTTTTTACTCATGTCAGCTAAATCTCCAATTAACTCATCATATTTGTCATGCCCCATAATCTTTTTAATATACTTACTTAAATTCGCACCCGGTGAAAATGTTTCCGACGCCATTACTGATGGTACGAGTTTTCTTATATCACTTGACCCTCTGAGTTTTCTACCGAATACATCCTCATAAGTTACGGATTCTCCCTGCATTTTAAAATCAGGAATTGTGCCTGTAAATAATGGATTAATATGTTTATTAAATGCAGCAGTCATATCTCTTGCAGTTACTTTTCCAAATAAAAATGGTTTTGTATCTTCTGTATCAATCGGCAAATCAATGAGTACATTTTGTGCTCGTAGTATTTCTAATGCCAATTCTGGAAGTTCGATTGGATTTCGTAGTTTATTTTTTCTCTGCCATGATTCTTTTATTCGTCCGAGTTTAAAATCAATATCGTCCGATTGTAAACTTGCAACTTCACTAGGTCTCAATGGAACTAGAGACATAAAAGCTAGTGCAGCCCGTGTGTTAGCATCGGGCACACGAGCTATACCCTCTGTTAAATTTTTTAATACGATTTCAGGTGGAGGGATGTTCTTGAGTTTTTTCGTTTTTCTCGGTTGTTGAACTTGAGGATATTTAAGCAAAAGATCCGGCGTTTTTTGCAAAACTCCAGATGCACCATACATTGTTTTAAAAGGGTATGATCCTTCTGCATTTACGTTCCACATATCTTGAAAGGCTTTTTCAATAGTTCCTAGAGCTACAAATGTGTTAGACCCTGCTACACCGCTTTTTCCCCCAACAGATTTTGCTAATTTTTCATTAACCTCTATATCCTGTAAAACAGAAAAAGGATCATTGGGTTTTATCCCTATTTTTTCTAACTTTTTATATAGGGGATTAATTGAAGTTTTTATCTCTCCTGTTTTAGGATCGCTTTTATTTATATAATCTCTATCTACAAGTTTAAATACATCTTGTATCGTTATATTCTTGGTTAATTTTATATCTTTTTTCATACCCTAGTACCCAAATACCTCATCTTGAACTTGATATACCTGTTGTTTAATTGAACCTAATTGTTTGTGTATCTCTGCATACCCACTCGTTCGTGTCATCATCATATAACGTAACGCATCGTATGCGTGATCTTCTGCCTTTGTATCCACATCCTCACTATTTGATTTTGATAGGGGGATACCGGCTAGTTGTTTAACTATATTCATACAACTAGAAAATATCCGTAGACGTGGTTCTTTAGAATACGGATCATCTGCCAGTCGTCTGTGTATCTCCATTTTACCTTGTGTTCTATTTCTGTCTGATGGTGTCCACCGAACTCCACAACGCATCATTGTCTCTGCTATTGATGGGCCCATTCCTGTCTTGTTCCAACACGACGCATCCAAGACTGTGTAGTGTGGTAGTGGATCTAATTGCTCTGCTTGTAGTATTTTATCTGCGAGTTGTTCTGCTGTCAAGTGTTTTACGTATAATTCTCGATAAACCCAAATATTATTGTCCCAGTCGATTGCTCCCCATAGGACACAAGATGGACTGGAATACCCATAGTCTGCTGCTCGTATGCGAGGCCAGTTCGTCGGTAACTCGAAGGGTTCGACAACGTGCTTCATACGGGAGAACTCTGGGAACGCTGCACCTTCAGCGACATCCCAATCTCCATCGAGTAATCGTTTACGTTCGACTTCCGGTAGTGAACGCAACATAGCTTCATACTGACCATCTGCCATGAGGTATGGATTGTCTGTCAAACGTGCCGGTATAAACTTCCGGTAGAATAGTGGTTTGTCTTCTTTTTCGTGTCCCTTCGGCCACAAGAAAGGTTTGTTTGTTTCGATGTCGTACGCAGGAAAAGGACGGTTTGCATCTGCCCCATCGATGTATGTTTTCTTTACCCACCAACCACCGACACCACCGGGGTTTGCTGTACAACGCATATATAGATTGTCTTGTAGTTCCGGATCTGTGCTTCTGAGTCGTGAACGCAAGTA